TGCGGTGAATATTTGCTGCATTCTTCCACCACATCAAATCGGTAGGCTTCGCTTCCGGGGTTGCTTCCGGGGTCGCTGATAATTTGCATGGTGTAGTAACTCGTGTTTGCAGGAACCACGCTGCCGGCTGTACCGGATGCAAGTTGCCCGGCTGTCAGTGCGTTTAGGTTTGCAGGCCCTGCACCAACCCGGAGCAGGAATTGTGTCTTGTCTGCTGTGTCCGTGAATGTGTTTGCAATCACACTGGTAGCAATCAAAGTGCCACTGGCATTGTAGGCTAAAATTTGCACATCGACATTGTTGTTTGCCCTTAGAAAATAAAGGTAATCATTTTGCACCAATGTCACCCTGCGTTGGCGTACCCTTGTCAGGAACTTTACGGAAGTGCTTGGGAAACTGATTTTGTAATCGTTGATGGTTTCACCGGAATACAATCCAAACAATCCGTTCCACGCAAACTTGCCGGTATCGGATGCCAAATTCAAATATTCTGCACCGCCATATTCCTCACCAAATTCAACCGAGTACAACACAAGGCTGTTGGCGCACTTTGCTGTGGTTGTGGTGGCTGTGTTGAAGTCGTAGGTTACGTAATTCTGCAATATGCGGCTGATGTTGAACACCCCTTTGTCCGTTGTGCCGTAAAAAATAGGTGCTTTTAGCTTTGCAATGGTGTTGCCACCGCTATCTTTTACCACCGCCACAAACTTAAAATTGGTTTGGGTGTAGTTCGTGCTGCTTAAAACATAGGAAATATCGGAATAAACCGGGCAAATGTCGTTTGGCTCGGTTACAATTGTGATTGCCATACCTAAAATAGTACGTTTTTACTCTCCCTCGGTACTGACAAAGATGCTTATTTGCCTGCCCATTGCATCTCCGATGCTTTGCGCTATAATATTGATGGCAGTTGGTGACAAAGTGCTGGCAATAAATCCGCTACCTTTGTACCCAAAACGCTTAATTGTACCCTTTTTATAGATTTTGCCTGCGATGGCTTCCGCATAACTCCACCGGGCTTGGTCAATGGTCATTCCTTTTTTTGCCCTGACTGGCAGCCCCTTTGCTTGTATCCATTTGACAAGTGCATCAACACTGACACGCTTGCCGGGCTTGGTGCCAAATTCCACATCTTCCCAATACCTCGCCATTTTGATGTTGATGGTCACACCATTTTGGCTTTCCTGCATATCCGTTGGGTCAATGCTTTGTAAAAGGTTTTTAGATGCCACGAGCTTTTTTTCTCGCAGCGATACTTCCAATTCATCAACAATTTTTTGCGCTACGTTCTGCATGACCTCTGCCAAAACGGAAGTGCCCATCGGTTCTAACTGCGACCGGGTGCTGCCCAGCCTATCCAATATCCCTTGATTAATTGCATCCAGTTGCGCTTTTGTTATGCTCATAACTGGAATAGTACATTTTTGCTCCGGGTGGGGGATTTGCACCCCCATCCTCCACCTTTGAATAACAGCATTAAGCCTGCTGGCTGCTACCCGTTAGTGCACATGGAAATCTTACTATTAAGACCAACCCGGCATTTGTAGTCAGGACAGGATTTGAACCTGTAATATGCTTTAATAACATACTAACACATGAGGTCTGCGTCTACCATATCCAGCACATACTATTTCTCTTTGTGCCTTCATTCCGCCACCTGACTATGTACGGGCTTTTTGTCAATCTCTCTTAGGCTAGCCCGTTACCGCCCTAAGTTCATTTGGGAGCTACCCAACTTCGTAGTCAGGACAGGATTTGAACCTGATTTCTCTCTTGTATCGAGTGCGTATGCCAACACGCCACCTGACTATGTAACAAACTTACAACATTTCTTGCAACAATGCAATTTTATACACCGTACTATCCTTTGAACTTTTTGCGCTTTGGGCGGCTTGGTTTAACCTTTCGGCTCTCGCCCTTTGCTTCTCGTTGTGAAAGCTCACGGCATTCAGAAACTCGATGAGGCTCATGTTTAGAAAATAATCCCATTTTGTGCGGTCTTGTTTTGCAATACCATCAATCGTTTTTAACCATGCAATGGCTGGCCGTTCTTTTCTTCGGCCATCTTCTTCAACTTCTCCACTTCCTGCTTTAAATATGCTTGGGTAGTTTCGAGTAATGTTGGCAAGCATAGAGAAAAAAAAAGCGTGTAAGCGTATGCAAATGAAATCGGCATCTTATCCCGGAACTGCGCTGCAATCTTTTCAAATTCGCTGGTCTTAACTTCCATGCGCTTGGGTGGAAAGATGCGGTAAGGAACGCACAGCGAAGCCATGATAAGGTGCAAGTTGTGAACCCACTTATCTTTTTCAGCAAACAAATCCTGCACGGTGATGAATTGGTGCGCCTGCAAATCGTGCTGGTTGGCTGCGAACTTGTAAAGCGTGTTTCCAACCCGAAAGCCACCCAAGTTCTTTGCGGTGGGTAACTCTGCCATGAATGCAAGTTTGCTCAATGCGGCTGTGATGTCTACAATCCTCATTTCTTCAATGTCCTCAACCTTTTTGCCGGATAGAATTGACAGCGTTTTGATTTGATTGTCAAACGATGGCTCGGTCAGCAGTTGCAGTTCTTGGAATTGCCCGATGGTTATTTGGCTCCAATTTTTCGGTAGTTTCATTTTACAAATTTAAACCATAACCAACAAATTGCAAATCTAATAATCTCCCAAAGTATAAGTGTTTTTATTATTGTCATTTGTTACCTCCGTATGTTTCTTTGATGTATTGTTCTGCTGTAATTTCTTCGTAAGGTCTATCTTTAAAAAATGTTATACCCTTAACTATCTGCTGCTTCTCCATTTCTTTGGCTTGTTGGATTATTTCAGCAATACATTTAATAGAATGTATTTTATCTGAATATACAATTTCTATTTTCCCTTTTTCAATTTGCTCAATCAACCATTCTACTGCTGTTTGTTGTTTGTTTTCCATGCTACAAATATACGAAGTTATACTAAAAAAAATACACCTTTTTTGTTTTTGATTGAACAATGCCGAGCAAGGGCAAGCGCAACAACAGCATCATCGTGCAACCCTGATGGTGCAGAATAACGCATCCCCGTTTGGGTGTGTTCAAATTCAAAGTTCCGCATCTCGTCTGCGATAATGCCTTCCGGGAAACCAATCGCCCCGGCATGGACATCGGCTGTCAGTTGCTCCATTAGCTGCTGTTTGCTTACCGATGTGAACTTCACCCCTAAAATCTTTGGGCATTGCCGTTGTATGTTCTCCACAATCGGGTCACCTACACCGGTGCTGTCCACTGCTGCCGGACTACTGCCAACCGTTTTAATTATTCGCTGCTCGGTTTGCGCCCAATCCATTTGGAAGCGCTCAAAGTGCGCCACCCGGTATTCCGCATCCAAGCCGATAATTACACTCCAATCCGTGTACTTTGCAAGGTCGATGCCGTACCACTCAACTGGTTTGGTGGATAATGGGGCAATGCACTGGTTGATGAACGACAAACCAAATGGGTTGCTGCCATCCTCGGTAGGTTCGGCAAGGTACAGCTCGCTAAATATGTGCGGTGGCAAATCCCTTTTCGCCTGCTCAACTTCTTCAAAGGCTAAGATGCCAGCGTTCACCCCATCGTATGCGGTAATTTTGTGGAACTCGTAATCCGGCTCACCCATCCGGGCACGTTCGGCCATCTTATATCCCCAGTTCTTTTTGCCTTTTACGTTTCCAATCAACTTGCATTTGCCTTGTGTCTTTGTCAGGGTTGAACGCAGGGCAAACCACGCATCCTCACGGGCACGTGTGAACTCATCAAACACGGCAGCATAGACATCATCCCCATATAGGTTATCCGGCTTTTCTGCTGACTTAAATTGAATGACACCGCCCATTGGGGTAATCAGTCGCAGTTCGCTTTCGTTGACCTTGAAGAAACTTTTGTCAGTGACTTGTGTACGCATACGCCTGAATGCAATCTTTGCCTGCCCATAAACCGGGGCCACCCACCACACGCTTTGATTTTCTTTGAGTGTTAGTGCCTGCTCAAATAGCCAAATGATGTGACTGGCTGTTTTACCTACTTTTGTGGCCGCTGCCGTAATTGTATAACGTGCAGGGCTGTCTAAAATCCTGCGCTGGTAATCAGTTACGAATGGCCGGGTGTAGGTTATTTGCATAGCTGCTTGTAAAATGCCAACCGCTTTTGGTTGATGGTCGGCAAATCGTGGATTTTGTTTGTTTGCTCCCGGTTATTGTTGCCCACCATTTTCAAATCGGCAAGCTCATACATTTGGCGCATGGCAGCGAACCACGCCTCCGGGGTGTTCTGCGTGAACTTAACACCGGGGTTGGTAGAAAGGTAAGGTGCCACTTCGGATGCGATAACTGGCAGGCCGTAGGCAGCCGCTTCAATTATTTTCAGTTCACTCTTGCAGTTGTTCCATTTGTTATCTTCCAATGGCGCAAGCGCAATATCGAATAACCGGTAAAAATTGCCGTACTCGTTTACGTTTTGGCTTGGTGCAATCACCACTTGCGGTCGCAATCTTTCGCTGCACCCGTTGAACTTGTATAGGATGCTTTCCCACATACTGCCCGGCTGATAACCACACAGCACGAACCGCACTTTGTCTCCGTAGTAATCGCACATTTTGGCGATGGCATCCGAAATCAGCATGATGTCGTTGCTGTGGGTAATGCCACCCACCCAGCCAAATGTAATTACATCACGCTGCTGTGGTTCTGCAAGCCATTGTTCATCGGTTAGGTCAAGGGCATTGGGAAGCACTTGCACATTTTGGTTGTACTGCCGGATTTCGTTGGCTAAAAAATCGGTGGTTGTGGTCACACCATCGGCATAACGGATGGCATCAATGATGCGCTGCTTTATTTTGTTGCTCCGGTAGTATTTGTAGATGGGGTGGAACTTTGGAAGCACCCAGTAATCGTCAATATCCACGATGTAGGGGATTTCATGCTTTGCAAGGTAGTGCAGGATTTCATAATGCAGTTCGCCCAAATCCCGGTTGAACAAAACAAGGTCGTATTGCTTCAACTCCGGCAGCCCTGCCTTGTTAAACTCCTGCGATACGTTCACCTCGATTTCTTGTGCATGGTCGATTTGCAGCCGTTTTAAGGGAGTGTAAAGGCGGTGGTATTCAACACCACCCATGCCTTGCCATAATGCCAGCACCTTCATAGCTTTACTTCCTTTATATACTGAAACAACTCCCTGATTTGAGGATAATTTATTTTTAGATAAGCCGTGTCCAGCAGTGTCATTTTTTTATGCCGGCTGCGATACCTTTTGTTGCGCTTGGTGTAGTGTCTCATTTATCTCCTAAATCAAGTGTTATTTTTATTTCGCCCTGCACGGTTTGGTTTACATCGGCTGTTTCTTTCGGCTTGCCAAACACACGGGATAGCAGCGTTTCAATGCTGTAAAGGCTGCCCTTCTCCAATGACTTCCGCATAGCGTTGGCAATGGTCTTTTCAAGGATGGTGGCCTTGGGGTCTTGCCATACGTCTTTCAGCTCATCGAGTGTCATTGATAACATCGCCTGCACGGTGTCGTTTACCTCGCTTACTTTGTAGCCGTTTTCCTTTAGCAGAGTGACAAACTTTTTTGGTCTGCCGTTCTTATTAATTCGGTCGGGGTGGCTATCAAATCCATCCCCCTTTTTTAAGTTGTCTAATTTATTGGCCATCGGTAGTTTGTCGGTTGTAAGTTTGCCCGTTGCGTTTGATTTCAAGTGTCGGGTCAAGTTTAATCATGCGGTCAATTATCACTTGGCAGTATTTAGGGTCAAGTTCCATACCATAGCATTTGCGTTTAAGTTGATGCGAAGCTACCATTGTTGAACCAGAACCGAGAAACAAATCAAGAACTGATATTGCTTTTGGATTGTGATTTAATCCGTTTTCAACTAATTTGATAGGTTTCATTGTTGGATGTAGTTCAGACTTTTTAGGTCTTTCAAAATCCCAAACATTTGTTAAAGTTCTATCATCTGTGAAAGTTTCGCCCGATTTATTCCAGCCAAACCAACAAACCTCATTTTTATTTTGATATTTACCTCTACCTAAAGTAAATTGGTCTTTATTCCAAACTATCATAGTTGAATTATGTAATGCTTCATCTAAAGCGGTAAACATAATTCTTCCATCTTTTCCTGGACCAGCCCAACAATAAACAACTCCATCACAAAATAATTTAATGTTTGATACAAAAGCATTGCAAAAATCTTTAAAATCTGCTCCGCTCATATTATCATTTTCAATATCTCTTTGCTTAAATTTTGGGTGTTTTATGTTACCATAATTAATATTGTACGGTGGGTCTGTAAATACCATATCAGCCTTCTGCCCGTCCATTAACCTTGCCACCGCATCGCTATCCGTACTATCCCCACAAAGCAATCGATGTTCACCTATCTCAAATAAATCACCCAGCACAATATCTGTTTGCACTTCATCGGGCATCTCGTAGTTATCTTCTTCTGCTTCCAATTCTATTGCATCCATTGGCGGCAAATCCAAACCCCACGCTTCAAGTTGTTCCGCATCCCATTCGTTGGCAAGTGCGTTCCAATCCCATTCACCAAATCCCACATTGTCTTTAATCAGGAACTGCGCCCGTTGTTCTTCTGTCCATTCGTCTGCCAAAATAATCGGTATCTCTTTTGCCCCGATGTCCGATAATGCTTTCAGGCGCATATTGCCGCCCAGCACGATGTAATGGTCACCTTCGGTATAGCAAACCAATGGTCGCTTTTCTAACATTTCAGGAAAGTCAATAATTGACCGCTTTAACTTGGCAAACTTCTCATCCCGGATTACACGGGGATTATTTGGATTTGCTTTTACTTCGCTTAGTTTTACCCACTGCATATTTTTTGATTATTACTTCGATTGAAAATTCTCCGTTGTTATGTTCTTCCGGCTTGTCGTGGTTGGTGGCCGTGTCTATGACCTCAATGTCCCAATTCTCTTTGATACCTGTTTGCAGCAATATACCCTCAACACTGAAAGTGTGTGGCGGCTCGCAGGAGTACGGCAAGTAGAAATATCGGTGGTCAAGGTTCCAACGGCTCGGTAGCATTTTTTTACGTTCGTACAAGTCCCGGTGCGGAATGCTGATAATGATATGCCCCCCCGGTTTGCAAATGCGGTGCCAGTTTTGAATTGCGGTCACCGGGTTATCCAAATGTTCCAGCACATGGGAAGCGTAAACGTAGTCAAATGTATTGTCAGCGTATTTGTCCATTGTGGTTGCATCGCAATCGTCTTTGTCATGGTGAATGCAATCGGTCAGGCTAATGGTGTCCACGCCATCGTGCGTATCTATTCTGCCACAGCCGATGTCAATGCCCTGACCTTTGATGTAGGTGTCGTAAAATCCTGCTGCCAATCTGCGTTGGTGTGCTTTTCTTGTTTCAGCCATTTTTTAATAGTTGTATAAGGTTTAAGACAGTCCACGCACCGTAGCCGTTTGCCCCGGTTGGAATTACATTGTGCGCACTTGGGCATATTTCAAGGATGCGTTGGTGCTTCATTTGTTCTGCGATTGCGTATGCCATTGATTGGTTGCCGATGAATAGATTGGAACTTGTAATCACTTGCGCCAGCTCGTAAAAGTCCTGCACGGGGTGGTATTTAATATCCGGTAGCTTTGCGCTGATGATTTTAAATTCCTGCGGCAACCCTACAAACGTAATCCGCTCCTGATATGGTTTAAGGATGCTGTAATCAAAAGTCGGGTTGTGGTACCGGGAAGTGCGGTTCAGCACGATGTCAAATTGTGCGGTGGATTTTTTAAGGTTGAAATCAATCGGCCGTGAAAGGTCGCACGTTAGTTCCGGGTAAACGTGAAAATACCACTGGCTGATGTGGCCGGTGTAGTTATGGATTTTACGGAATAGGTCAAAGTTGTAGTCGCATTTTGCGGCTTCATCCGTAATTTCTACACTCCCGATGAATTTAGTTGACAGCAGCAAGGGGGTGAGCATGTCTGCGATGGCTTGGTTCATCTGCACGTTGCCGAGGGGGTGGTTCATTCCGGCATATTGCCCGGGTACATTAATGCGAAGATACAAATGCACCGGCTTGTTGTGGATTTCCGATGCCTTGCGCATGGCTGGCAGGCTGTAAATTAAATCCCCTGCGTTTCCGGAATGTATAATCTTAACCATTTGCTTCATTGTATAGTGACTTTATTGCATCAACCATGCAGGAACGGCAGGCCGGAATGTGTCGGCCGTGTTTCCGCTTGTATATTTCATTCACCTTTCCGTACAAATCCGGTGGAATTGCCAGCGTTCCGGTGCGATTAACTTGATCAACGTGCGCTTTTAATTGCAGGCAGATGGCTTTGTCTTGTTCATTCATAGGTAACGGTCAATAAATGCCCCACAAACTGCGGTCATGGCTGCATAGGCCACACCCCAAATACCAAACTGATAAATCCAAACAGCGCAACCCATCCACCAAGATAGGCAGAAACCACATTCCCAAGGTTTGACTGCATCCCGGTTCCGGCTGTCCACTTTCAGTATAAAACTGACAATCGGTGGGTAAACGTACCGGCTCATGATTACGCATAAGCAGGCGAGAGCTATAATGTTAGTCGATAATGGCATTGTAATTATCATTGAGTTGCTTTTTTATTTCGTTGATGATCTGCTGAATTTCCCGGTAATTGATTTTTGTCATCTTTGCCATTGCGGCCATTGAGATATGCTGCTGATAGAGTTCCCAAAGTCGTACCACATACCATTCAGCCCGGTCGAATTTGACTGCCACCGTTTGAAAGTTAATGGTGTCGAATAAGCTATACATGACTTCTTTGTCGGGTCGGCTTTCATCAGGTATCGTATCAACATTATCGGGTAGTGTTTCGGATATTCGTAGGTTGTTTTTGAAAAATTGGGTTCGGGTGTTGCCGTGTATCATGTTGACAAAGCTCCGGATGGCATACCACTTGATGTTGTATTTGGTGGTGAGCTCCTCAAGTTTATGGTCAGGTAGTTGGCAAAGATACAACATAAATTCCTGCACCATCTCCGGGCTATGCTTGCCGCCAATATTTTTGGCCACTTGATTTATCCAGTCGCTTTTTGCTATCTCGGTCAATATCTTATCGCGATCTGACAATATCTTGCAGAAATTCCTTGTATTCCTTTTTATCCCCTAACTTGATGTGGCATTCCCGGCAAAGCGCAATTAGGTTGTCGATGTTGTCAACCTTTTTGGTGCCACCCATGCCCCGGGCTTCGATGTGGTGAATGTCCACCGCCTGCGTATGGCACACTTCACATGGAATGAAATCGGCTACATCGTAACCCATGCCTTTCAAATATGCTTTCGTGTGCGCTTTCAATTACAGCAGGTCAAACTCTTTAACATAGCATACATCAACCCACTCATCATTTATTTTATGCGGAAAATTAGCTTTATACAAACGCCATTTTTTTTCATCTTCTTCTTCATTTCCAGTATCCTCTATATATGTTTTGGCGTATGCTTCTATTTCCTGCATGATATCTGCAAGTTTGTCATTGGCAGCATCTTCGTTTTGATAAATTCCAACTATTTCATAAAGTAAATCCGAATATTCTTCGGTTTCAACTACAACTGCGTAAACTTTCATGGCACAAAGTTTATTCGTAAATGTTCTATTTTGTCAAAATGTGGATAACTTCAATAAAAATATTTTACATAAATTGTTGCAGATATAATTTTTTATACTATGTTTGCGACATGGAAAACACAATATTTGACCAAGGCTACCACGCTTGTAAGCGTTATCAATGGCAGCAGCACGATGGAACCAACCCATACCCATTACGAAGCGAGGAGTTTAACCAGTGGGAAAAAGGCTGGTCGTGGTATCTTGAATGTAAAATCCGCTGGCAGGAAGATGAAGCCATTGATTTGCGAGATATGGCAGATAGAACCGATTATTCCAACGATTAATTTGTTTATTTAAAAATTCTTTTTTAATATTGCATACCGGAACAACACGACTGAACCCCGTGCCGAGAATACCAAGCAGAATGAATATCCCCCTAAACAACACCCATGCGATTAGAAGGTCGGCTAACTTGGAGCCGGGTTCAACCTTTGAAAGTGTGGGTGTTTTTTTTATGAATATTTACAAGCCAAAACCACTTCCGAGCGACATCGTTAATCGGTGCCTTGAAGAATTGTCCTGCATTATTGGGCAGTTAGAAATCAAACAAATTACTCATGCCATTGATTTGCCGGTTTACCAGCACCAAAAAAGCAAGCTATCAATGCAGGTGCTTTACTACCGGGAATGTAAAAGATTATTTGAGAAAGGGAAAACAAATGGCAACTGATAAAAAGTCATTCGTGCTGTACTGCGACCAGCAGAATATTTTTAATATGCTGCCCGATGAAATTGCAGGCAAATTGATAAAGCACATTCTCGCTTATGTAAACGATGAAAACCCGGTGGCCGATGACCTTGTATTGCAACTGGCATTTGAACCAATTAAGATGCAACTAAAAAGGGATTTGCGCCACTGGGATGAAGTAAGGGAAAAGCGCAGCGAAAGTGGTAAGTTAGGTGGCAGACCAAAAAAGCAAACGGAAGCAAAAAAAGCAAATGGTTTTTTTGAAAAGCAAACGAAAGCAAAAAAAGCTGTTAATGTAAATGTTAATGTTAATGATAATGTTAATGTAATAAATAAAGATACATATAGGGCTTTTTCTCATTTGAAAATTTCTACTGCCGAAATAGATAAACTGATTGATGAAGGATGGGAGCGTGAGCAGGTTGATGAAATTTTAAGCGAAATTGAAAACTACCGGGATAACAAAAAATATGTGAGCCTATATTTGACAGCTCGCAAATGGCTGGCAAAAAAACCAAAGAACGGATTGCTGCCTAAACATTTGAAAGGATTTGTATGCTAACTTATTCATACCACAATATCGAAATACCTGCCGGAAAGACATCAGGCGAAGTTCAAACACTTTGCCCACAATGCAGCCACACCCGGAAAAAGAAAACAGACAAGTGCCTTTCAGTCAACTTGGATAAAAAGGTTTGGATTTGCCAGCATTGCCAGTGGAAAGGTGCAATTATTGACCGCCCGGAAGTTATCAAATACGAGGTGCCCGTATGGAAAAACACAACACAGCTATCCGACAAGGTGCTAAAATGGTTTGAAGGCCGCAGGATAACAGCAGCAACCGTGAACAAGATGCAAATAACGGAACAAGTGGAATGGATGCCACAAGTTTCCAAAGATGTAAACTGCATCTGTTTCAATTACTTTGAAAATGGGCAGCTAAAAAACGTGAAATATCGGGATGCTTCCAAACATTTCAAGATGCACAAGGGAGCGGAGCTGATCCCATATAACATTGATTGCATCGCAGCCGCTAATGAATTATGGATTGTCGAGGGTGAAATGGATGCACTTGCATTGATTGAAGCCGGTATTGAAAATGTAATCAGTGTGCCCAACGGAGCACAGCCAAACTTGACTTTCTTTGACCGCTTCATGCCAGCGTTTGACCACATCGAAAAAATCCACATCGCAGTTGACAACGATGCCCCGGGGATTGACTTGCGTAATGCCATAGCGGAAAGGTTTGGAAAAGAAAAATGTAATTACATTGTATTTCCAGATTGCAAAGATGCCAACGAGTTTCTACTGCTCAATGGTGCCTTTGCCCTGCGTGATGCTTGCATGAATTTTACTGAATTTCCCATGATAGGGGTGTTTAGCATTACCGATTATCTCCCGGAAATTGAAAACCTTTACAATTATGGACTGCCGGAAGGAGCCGGAACCGGAATGCGTGGCTTTGATAGCCTGCTCAAATTCCACAAAGGGTATTTGACTACCATTACCGGAGTACCGGGGCACGGAAAATCCGATTTTTTAGACCACATCCTGATAAAGCTATTACAAAAACACGGATGGAAAGGAGCCTTTTACAGCCCTGAAAATAGACCAGTGGAACTGCACATCAGCAAGTTGATGCGGAAGATAACACAGCGGCCATTTGATGGCAAAAACCGCATGAACCAAGAGGAAGTTTATGAAGCATTGATGCTGCTTGAAAATAACATCTTTTTTGTGAAACCTGAAAAGGACTTTTCACTTGACAGCATTTTGGGCAAAGTGGCCGAACTGAAAAACCGAAAAAATATTGATTGGTTTGTGATTGATGCGTGGAACAAATTGGAGCACCAATATACCGAAAGCGAAACAAAATATATAGGGCAGTCATTGGACAAGATTGTCAACTTCTGCGAGCGGTACAACGTGCATTGCTTTTTAGTTGCCCACCCCCGGAAGATACAAAAGAAAGAAGCCGGTCATTACGAAGTGCCAACCCTTTACGACATCGCAGGAAGTGCAAACTTTTTCAACAAGACCGATAATGGAATTACGGTTTATCGCAACTTTCAAAACAATAGTGTGGAAGTTCATGTGCAGAAAGTAAAATTTAGCCACTGGGGCGCAATCGGAGCACAGCTATTTCAATACGACATACCAACCGGATTATACATCGAAAAATCATGAGAATAAAAATAAAACAACCCAAAAAACCAAACAGCAGGACAAGCTTCCGGGTATCGGAAATTGACACGCTGAAAGAAACAATCAAACACCAAGCGGTGCGAATTGCTGAACTTGAAAGGATGCTGAAACTTGACAACATGAATGCTAGCAACGAGTACGCAAAAGCTGCTCACCTTGCAATTAAATCCGTTTTCCCGTACTACCAACCGGAATATGTTAAACTGCACACCCGGAAGCGTGAAATCGTGGAACTGCGACAAATATTCCTTTGGCTTCTGCGAAACAAAACCACCATGCCGCTAAAGAAAATCGGGGCCATGTGTGGCAATCGGCACCATACAACCGTAATGCACAGCACCCGGTTGGTCAATGACCTTGCAGACACAAATAAAAAGTACCGGGAAGATTTGGATAAAATCAAACTGGCATTTGAAAACTTTGTAATATAAGTTTAAAATATTATATTTGAAGCATGAAACTAATCAACCCATTGAAACCCCACGTTGCCAGGCTGCCCGATGGTGGCTTTGCAATCCGGGAGTGGCGCAATTTCCGCTGGCAGTTTCTTACCGAATTTGGAACCTACACGGATTGCGTGGACAATCTGCTAATTTTCAAGTACCACAACGAAGCCAAAATACACTTGGATATTCTAACCTACAAACGCAAACAATTAAACAAAGCAAAAGCAATATGATAGTAATTGACATCTGCCTCTCCGACATCCCAAAGGATGCAATCAGCGAGGGCAAAAACGGAAAAAAGTACCTAAAATTGGTATTGAATGAACGCAAAAGCGAGGGCAAATTTGGCGAAACCCACACCTTGCAGCTAAGCCAAACCAAAGAACGGAGAGAAGCGAAAGCATCCCCGGTGTATGTTGGCAGTGGCAAGGCTTACAAATTTGAGCAAAAAGTCAGTGCAGCACCAAAAGCCACATTTGATGCGCCTGCTTCTTATGGCGGTGATGATTTACCTTTCTAATGCAGAACGAAATAATCAAAGCCTGCGATGAAATCTGCACGTTGCTCGTTGAAAAGAATGCTAAATATGGCAACTCCGCACTGGAACCCACACGGATATTCAGCAAGGCATCCACAACGGAGCAGTTGCTTGTCCGCATTGACGATAAATTGAGCCGCATCAAAACAACCGGGCTGCAAGCACCTGATGAAGATACGCTGAATGACCTTATCGGATATCTAATTTTACTGAAAATCGCAACGAAATGACACACGAGGAAAAACGAAAACACTTTATTGCAAATTCCCGTAAAGGGATGAAGATGCAAGTGGTGAATGCCTGCAAAGGAATGGCAAGTTATGCCACCGTGATTAAATCTCTCAACAAAGAAAGCACCTACAAAAGCAAAAAGGAGCAGCAAGTGATTGATGTGGCCTTTAATCTTTTGCGATAACGTTTTGCAGATTGGCGTTCTTGCCACAAAATTTAATTAGAAACAATAAACTTTAATATTATGACAAAAGTATCAAACGAAGAACAAAGCAATAACGCCAATGTGCTGTTATGTGCAGTGCCTGACCTTACTTTATTGTGGGAAAAGGTTATTATAATGCACTCTAATAAAGAGATATCAACTGATAGAAAGGATGAAATACTAAATGTGCTTGACTACTTAGATAGAAAGGAATTAATAACCTTGAAGTTTGGGATTTAAGTCATTGCACATAACAGTCGTGCAGGCGCAGTTATTTCATACAATCAAAAATTAATTGCGCTTGCACTTTGTTATGACAACGGAAGAACGGGGTTTTAAAACGGTGGTATATTGGAAGGAACAAATGCTCTCCTTTGAGCCAGTGCCGGAGATTGCCGTGGAAAAGACAATCAAAAAATACACGAAGCAAGGATATAAGGCGCAACTGCTGACCGATGACCTGATAAAAAAAATCTCACAAAAACTTTGTTAATATAAAAAACTATACTATATTTGCACACATGGAAACCAAGATAACAGTAACACTCACCGGCAGCCACTCTGCCAAATTTGAACACGATGATGTCATTTACCGCATTGACTGGGAAGATGAAAGCGACACCGTTTATTTATTTCAGCAATGGAGCCCGACAACCGAAGGCTTAAAAGTCCTAAGCATCCCTGCTGAAATTTTGCCGACACTTGTAGCAATTTTTAACACAATCGAGGAGAGCAAAAAATGAACGAAATCTTAACCGCACCTATCCTGCCATCGGAAATTGAATGGCGTGTGCAATCGAAGACTGACACCGGCAAGTTAATTGTCGTGCCGTACATCAACAATCGTTGTGTTATGCAACGCTTTGATGCAGCCTTTGGAGCAGCCAATTGGACAAGTGAGTTTCGTGAGATAACCAACGGCTTCATTTGCCGCTTATCCGTGACCATTGACAAGCGCACAATATACCGGGAAGATGGTGCCAGCAAGACAAACATCGAGCCTGAAAAGGGTGGAATATCCGATGCGATGAAAAGGGCTGCCGTTCAGTTCGGACTTGGCCGCTGCCTTTATGACTACCCCAAAGTAATGGTTGAATGCGAAGGCAAGTTTATCCCTGATTGGGCACACGACAAACTCGGCAAGTTGGTTGATTGGGTAAACGCTGGCAATTACAAGGAAGTAATAATTTTAAAGCCATGATTGACATTGTAAAAGTTTTATTTGATGTTGAGGAAGGCAACGCATCCGCTTTGGATGCGTACTGCCACCTCTCACGCTTCGAGAAGCAAATAAAAGCCGCCAAAGAACAAATACAGCAGCAGGCAATTAACGAAGCGCAAAAGCACGGAAAAACCTTTCAGCACATGGGCTTTGAAATCCAATGCCGGGCTGGTGCCGGGCGGTGGAAATTTGACCACTTAGACGAATGGGCAGCACTCAAACAAAAAATGCTGCACGTTGAACATCTTGCAAAGTGGTCGTACCAAAGCGAGCAAAAGAATATCATGCCCGTAACCGATGGCGGTGAGATTGTAAAGCCTGCCGAGTACATTGCAGGAAGTGAAACCATTGCATTGAAGGAGATTGAGAAATGAAACAAACAGCAGTAGAATGGTTGCTTGAAAACATTGCTTACATACCTATGGGTTTTGAAATTGATATTATTAAACAAGCCAAAGAAATGGAAAAGCAGCAGAAATTAAAACATCAATTATTTATAGGCAAGGTATCTGATATAATTGGCTTTGAAAAAACAATCGAATTGTTGAAAGAATGTAACAACATAATAGGAGGTAATGATGCTGAATAAACGTGAAACCCCAAAATCGGTTGAGAACTGGCAGCAACCCGTTGAGCCGGAAGTTATCGAAGCACAGCCATACGATTACAGCCAAATGGCAGACGATATGCCCAGCGTTGATGATTGGTTCCGCATCCGGATATGGCAGGATGAACTTAATGGGGTTGCGTTAACCGGATAATCACAATAAAATG